CATCAACGTTGAATATTTTATTTATTATCTTTTTCATAACTTAATCCTGTTAAAGTCCAACCTAATAACCCAAATGCTGTCCAAAATGCAGTCGATGTGTTCCAATATTGATTTACAAAACCTACTATGATAATGCAAACCAATGCGTATAATAATTTTTTAGCGTTTCTCATGTCCCATAATTTTAAGAATAAACTCATAGTTTTCTCCTGCTACCTTTTGCGCCTCGGTTACTAACTGCTCTGAGAATGGTACTTTGTCGAATCTGTTACCATAGCCAACGTTCTCACGTATTTCTGAAATTTGGCTTTCAATTAAATCTGCTGTTTTCATATTTTTATTTATTATTTTTAATTTGTTTGATGTCCCATATTAGTTAAAAATATGGGATAGTGCGTAAACATTTTTGCAAATTTGCGTTTTTGCTTTTTTAGAACGCTCTGTTTTTTGTTCTAACAATTCAAGAATTAAAGCATTTTCCTCTTGAAGAGCTTTTTCAACTGCCTCTAAAGGTTCTAACCCTGCGATTATGTAATTAATTGCTCTTTCTTCTGCTGAGTGTGATAGTCCTGTTTTCATGTGTTTATGTTTTAATTATATAGCAAATATATATATTAATTATTAATACACCAAACTTTATAGCAAAAAAAAAGCGATTAATTTCTTAACCGCCTAAAACACAATAGTAAAGATACTAAAATTCCTTCAATAAACAATAGGTTATTCTGTTTTGATTCTTGATTAGGTTAATCACCATATAATATTGTTCCGTGTTATTGATAACCTGGCAACCTGCTGACCAAGTTCCTATGTTTTCACCTACTACTTTCTCTAAATAACTACACGTATGAAAATTAATACCATAACCACTGCCTGTAATTGGCGCTCCTATCTCCTCACTCTTACCGTCTTTATCTCCGTCACGGAAAACAATAAAGTTCCCTACTTGACGAAGGGCAGGCATCTTACCTTGATGTAGTCCAAACTTCCAAACGTCGTAATAAACCTCATCAGCTTTAACAACAGCAGCTCCTACTCGATTATACTTAAGATAGCCACCTTGTAAGATTGGTGTGCCTGGGTTAGTTGTGCCTGTTACAACTTTTACAAATTGTTCGCCGTTGAATAGGTAAAATTTGTCATCGTACTTATTTGGTGCATCCTCTTCACTTCTAACTCCTACTATCCAATAACCTGAAGGAATGCCTTTGAAGGATTTTAAACTTTTTACCCTATCGAGTATCTGTTTGTCGGTATAATTCTTAACGTTGTTCATCTATTGTAAGTTGAGATAAAACACCAGCCACTGATCCAACGGCAACCATATAACCACCTACCAAGGTAAGCCCGAAAGGTGGCGCAACGATAACAGCTCCTAAACCTCCGATAACTATTCCTACACTTTGCACCTTTTTCCAAAAGTTTGGAGTTGGTGCGTTCCATCTATTTTTTAAATTCCTCAAAACTTCCATCTGTAAATTTTATTAAATAATTACTTGAATCGTGCCAAATTGTAGCCACTATCTTACCGTTTAATTGTTGCCCTTCGTAGTATTTACGCTTCATGGCAAATCAGTAATAACAGGGTTGTGGTCAATCTCTGGTAAAGTCCAACCAAATAACGCAGCTGTTGTGCAGTTAAAAAACTCCTCATTGGAAATAAACCAAATACCATCCGCATCTAAGGTCGGGTTAAAATATTGTACACCGTCATAAGTTTGCCCTACTAATTGGTCTTTTTGTTCTAAGGTTAATTGTCTTACCTTCATTATACTTGACGATTTAAAGTTGTTTGAAATGTTTGAACTGCTGTGTAAAAATTAGCTGCTTCTGTATCTGATAGGCTATCACCAATTGAAGAGAATGCATATTCTCGACTTGAATAACTTGCAGCTGTGTTATTATCATTTATAGCACCTATATATATATTTTGGTTTGGTAAAGCAAAAGATGGGTCTCCAAAATTAACTGTCGCACCATTTAAATGTAATTTCTCAGAATTAGATGACGGTCTATTAATCATGTAAAATAAAGCCGACGTTGATAATGCAGATGACGCTTCGCTATAACCAGCATTTCTGTTAACTCTAAAATATGTTTTCCCGTCGGTGCTTCTAATAACGGCATACACTCCGCTTGTGTCATATACACCCATATCTACTTTAAGGATGCTTGAGTTTGTTCTTGAATAGATACTTAAATGCGTGCTATTTAATGATAAGACAGAAGAAGGATTTAATTTAGTATCTGCATAACCAGTTGTACCATTCGGTAAAATACCAGTTGCACTATGTGTCCATCCACCATTAAACACTAAACGATAAGCCGCATCCAAATCACGTGGGTCTTTCAGATTATACTTATGACTTGTTGCACTACCTCCTACAAATGGATAAAGAGCTTTCATTTTAGTCCAAATGTTATAACCTTTCAAATCTGTTACAAGCGTGTTTATCGCTGTTTTTTGCGTGTTGTCGGTAATTGATGCCGCTGTCATAAATGCAAGTGCGTCAGCATCGTATAAAAGACCTCCGCTACTACTTACTATCCCGTGGTTTGCTAATATCATTTAAGTATATTTTAAGTTTAATTATATTCTCTTCCTTTGGTTTGTATTCTTTTTTTTTCTTCATAAATACCAATTAGTTAAATAGTTATTATGCTGCGGATAAACATCGCCGTTTTCGTTTGTTGTATACTCAGGAAATAACGAATTATTTTTACAAATATAGTCTAAAAACCTTTGCGAGTAACTTTCAGCTATCCGTTTTTCTTTTTCGATTAAATAGTCAACCTCTTCTTTTGATACGATTTCGCTATTCTCTGATTGATGCTTATATATACCTTTATTTGATATCGTGTAAGCGCAGAAAGGTAAGTATTCAACCATGGTGAAATGTATCAGCATTGGTTTTAAATACGAGCGTACAAGCGTTATGTAATTACCCGCAAGCGTATTGTTGGTTATGTCCGTTTTAATCTTATCCAATAGCTTCGTTCCCGTGTATTGTTGAATCCAAATGTTTTGTGCTACAAGTACAAATTGAATCACTTTGTCAACGTCTGTGTTAGCGTTCAAAGAGGTGTATTCTTGTAAGTCTTTTTTTGAAATTAATAGTGCTTCTGCCATGTCTTATTATTTAACGTCACTCGGTAAATTTTTATTTCTTGGACTATATCCTTTTAAAGGTAAATTATTAGGATAAATAGAAACCTCTGAAGGATTAGTTACTTTATACCCTCTTATCTCCGCTGCTCTTGTACCTATTTTTTCAAACATATCCTTATCATTTAACATGTAAGTTAATCTTGACCATTTATGGTGGCATCGTGGACCTCCATGAAACCTGAAAATATCGTATTTATCCGCTCCAAATTCTCCAAATCCTCTATTAACAACACTATCACTCATCCTGTCAATATCCTCTTTTCTATATACTTTGTTAGCGTTCATCATTGCTTTACAAAAAGCCCTTTCAGGATTAGGGTTGCCAGTGTATTTGTATCGAACCTTAAACATTTTACCTTTTACTTGTTTGTCTTGTGAAGAAATTGCAGTAGGTCTTGCTGTTCCTGTTGAAACAAAATTTAACACTTTATCAATTAAAGAAAGTTTTGTTGTAGTATTTTCAATTTCATTTAGGTATTCGTTTAATACATCTTCATTGTCATAATCAGAATCCCTCTCATCAATCAATACATAATTTTCGTCAATATCTTCCCCAAACTCATCTAATAACAATTCAAGCTCTGATTTCTCTGAACTCATTTTTACTTCTTGTACGGGTTGTGGCTCATCACCTTGTAAAGGATTCAAAGTTTTAAATCTAAGGTTCAAAGATACACCATTAAACGAAAGTATCTTTTTAATCATTTCAACTATCATCTGTTGTTTTGGCTTGATAACCATGTTTTCAAACAACAATGCGCCAGTTTTCATTTCATCAGCATTGCTACTAAATCCAGTGGCAACCGATACCCCAAATAATAAAGGAGTAGTAACGTTGTGAGAGCGTAATATTTTGAAGGTAGATTCATCTGACAAATATTGGTAATGTTCTGGCGCATCATTCAAAGGTACAGTATCAATTGTTGTTTTAGTAGATTCATTTTCATTGAATGATATTACTACTTTCTTACCTTTTGACCCCGTTAATTTACCTATTACAGATGCAGAAATTTCATCCTTCATCTCGTCAGTCGGAGTACCATTGTTAAAATTTACGATACTGGTGGGCGCGAAAGAATTTTCAACCTCGTTAATAAGGTATTCAGCTATTTTTTCTTCAAGATATGCGTAATCAATTCCCCCTTGATAATCTACATTTGAAAAGTATTTCATACCCGCACTATAAGGAGCTAAATATAAAATCTCAACTTCTTTTTTAGACGTTCCAAAAGCATCGAATCGTTTAGGCACGTACTTCTTTGGATCGCTCCAATTGTCCGAATAGAAATAACCTACAATATCCCCATCTTGATTACATTTTTCAGGTCTTAACAATTGTATAGGCGTGTGAAAAACCCTTGTAATCGCTTTATGTCCTTTGTCATAATGAATCTGTAAGGCACATTGCCCTAATGCGTACAAATCAAAGATTATACGTCTTAAATCATCTTCCTTAAGAATAGATAGTAGTTGCGCCCATTCGTTTGGCTTCATTGCGCTATCAGTAGCTGTTAACCCTTGACCGAATATCAATCGACAAATGTTATTAATTACGGCGTTATTCGTTGCTGAATTACTATACCTGTCGATTAAGAACTGATAGTAGTTGTTGTCCGCTCCATATTCAACCCACTCATTCTTGTTATTCTCAACAATTACAGGGGCAGTGTATGAAGATAGTTGTATAATGTTATTATTCATATATGATAAATTCGTTTGTTGTTACCGTTTGTGTGAAGTTCGAGCTTGGATTGTCCGTGCAAAATACACGTCCATAAAACCGAATGTCGTTTGTTTTTCCAATCTTACAAATATACGTATGACCTTCTTTTAAACCAAATGTAGCCGTTGCCGTGTGGTAATAGT